TGGAGAAACGAGGATATATCGACACAGGATATTGCTCAAATCGAGGGCGAAAGCGGGTTTTACAAAATCCAGCAAGTGCAACACGTCCTCGATGATGACCAAATGCCCGTGACCGACCTCTCTCTCGAAAGGACGATCGAAAAATATGACGCTCAACGATCTTGAGATCGTTCTCGCAAAGCTCCCGGCGGATATTCCTGTTTGGCGCTATAAGGGAATCAAAGAGAGTTTTCCTCGCGTCGTATGGAATGAGACGAACCTCGATCAAACGTATACCTCGAACGAAGCCAATGATCTTTCGATTCGCGTTGTCGTCGAGTTTATCGCAAAGCCTGAAAGTGCAAATCGCTTTCTTGATCTTGTTCGCCTCTTCCGCTCTGAAAAGATTCCATTCACGGCGGTTTGTGGAATTGATGAAGAAAGCGAGGTCGTCTCTTACGACTTTTCGCTTACAATCTCCGAGGCGTTCCCGGATGAATGACGGGGCCGCCGGAATCAAACGGCTTCAAGAATACCTTGCCAAGAAAGCCAAACAGGCCGAACCGAATCGCATTCTCGCCGGGCAGCAAGCCGCCGCCGTCCTGATGCAAGATCGGCTCCGGGGACGATCCTCACCCCGCAGAACGGGAGCCATGCTCTCGTCTTTTGCCTTTGAGGCCGACCAAACAAAGGTTGAAACCGTCTTCGGATGGGGCAAGTTTTACGGACGCTTAAAAGAAACGGGCCACAATTCCGGCGGACACGCAAGGAAGAAAAAGCCCTCTGTTTCTCGCGTTAAGGCGCAGCCGCATTTGAAGCCGACGTTCGAGAGCAATCGAGAACAACTCTATAAAACCATGATCGAAACAATGGAAAGGGGTTAAATAATGGCTATCAATAATGTAAAGCCCATGCGCCGCGTTGGCGTTGGCGCTCAGTATCTTTGTTTTCACACCGAACCGGGCGAAGGCGGCGTTCTGAATTTTGAAACCGATGTTTCCAAGATGAAGACCGTCGCTTCTATCGAGACCAGCGAGGAAAGCTCCACCGAACCCGTTTATGGTTCCAACGAGGTTTACGAAACCGACGTTTCCAACGAGCCGCCCACGCTGGCCGTTGAATCTCTCGCGTTCCCGCCCCTTCTGCTTGCTCGTATGCGCGGAAACAAGGTCAAGGACGGCTTTATCACGCGCAACACCTACGACGAAGGCGAGTATTTCGCTTACGGCGTGACCTATCCCAAGAAGAGCGGCAAGGTCAAATATGTTTGGTATCCGAAGTGCAAGCTCGTTTCCATGACCGACGCGGCGCAGACCAAGGACAAGAGCGGCCCGAACACTCAGAACCCGAAGGCGACGATTCAGGTCGAAACCTTCAACGATGCGGGCGACTTCCAGCTCGAATATGATACCGAGCTTCTCGCCGATGGCGCGACCGCGATCACGGAAGATAAGTTCTACGAGAAGCCCCTTCTTGCCCCGCTGACGAATGCCTGATAAGGAGGAATGCGAATGTCGCTCCCGATCTCTAAACGCGATTATGAGCTTTCTTCCGGCGAGATTATTTCCGTCGGCGTGAACTTCCGCGCTCTGGAAATCATGTCCCAATATCCCGGCGGTCTGAATAAGCTCAAAAAGAACATGAGCAGCCTTGCGACGCTCGACGAAGATTCCGAAGAGTACGGCGAAGGCATGGCCGCCGCCATGAATGCAATGGCTTATATGCTTCATGCTCTGATTGTTGCAGGCGGCACGAAATGCACGACGGAAGAAGCTATGATGGCGATCGGCCCGTCCGATTTCGAGCAGCTCACGACGATCTTCGATGAATTCTCCGCCGCCATGGAATCCATGATTCCAAAAAACCCTCATCGCCGGATGATGGCGAACGCGGTTTAAGCGTTGACTTCATCCGGCTCATTCATACCGCGAAAACAATCGGCTTATCTCTCGACGAATTTTGGGAACTTTCGCCCTATGCTTTCCTCCATTTGTGCGGCTATTATCTCGAAGCCCACGGGAAAGAGAATCCCTATCGCGTTCAGTTCATCGACGAGTGATTCGCAAACGTCTACGAATACCACTCCGGGGCCTTGCTTTGATTCGGCAAGGCCCCTTCTTTTGTAGGAGGTGAAGCATTTTGGCGAATGAGCATATCGAAGAAGTCGGTCTAAAATTCAAAGCCGATGGTTCCGCCGACTATTTGGGTACTCTCAAGCAGATAAATAATGAAATGGCGTTGACCTATGCCGAATACGTTCGAGATACGGCGGAAATGGACAAGAACGCCACCGCAACCGAGAAGCTCACCGCGAAAAAGAAGCTCCTTGATAGCCAAATCGACAGCCAGCGTCAAAAGGTTGCGGTTCTCACTCGACAAGTGAATGAAATGACCGCCGCAGAGAATGCGGATCAACAGGCGATCGAGAAAAAGAAGAAAGAACTTGCTTACGCAGAAGCCAAGCTCTCTTCGTATCAAAAGCAGCTCGCCGACGTGAACGACGATCTTAAATCCCACTCCGAATGGACAGACAAAGCCTCAAAGGCCGCTGCTGATTTCGGAAACAAACTCGATGAAGCGGGAAAGAAAGCGTCCGTCGGTACGGCGGCGATCGTTGCGGGCGGAACAGCCGCCGCAAAAACTGCCGGAAACCTCGAAGCAGCTGCAAACCGCTATATCGCTACAACTGGAAAATCCGTCGAGGAAACCGAAAGGTATAAAGCGGCCCTCGATTCCATCTATACAAACGGATACGGCGAAGGCTATGACGATATCGCCGCTTCAATGCAGACCGTTAATAACATCATGGGCGACCTTCCCGTCGACGTGATGCAGAGCGTTGTCGAAAAAGCCTATACCCTCGAAGACGCTTTCGGTATTGATATCACCGAATCCGTTCGCGGCGTTGATGCGCTCATGAAACAGTTCGGTATTTCTGCCGACGAAGCCTTCGACCTCTTGGCGAAAGGCGCACAAAACGGCCTCAATCAGAATGGCGACCTCGCCGATCAAGTCGCCGAATACTCCGTTTACTTCTCCGATCTTGGTTATACCGCGACGGAATTCTTCGACGTTATGTATTCCGGCGCTCAGAATGGCGCGTTTCAGATCGACTATCTGAACGACGTTGTGAAGGAGTTTGGCATTCGCACAAAGGACAATTCCGACGCTACAAAAGCTGCTTTTACCGCGCTTGGCCTCGACGCTGAACAAATGACTGCTATGTTCGCGGCGGGAGGCGATCAGGCTACTCAGGCCATGCAGATGGTAAATACCGCGCTGTTCTCAATGCAGGATTCTGTCAAGCAGAACGAAATCGGCGTTGCTCTCTACGGTACAAAGTGGGAGGATTTGGGTGTTAGTGCCGTGCAAGCCCTCACGTCGACAAACGCCTCTCTTGGCACTACAAGCGGCACAATGGCGCAGATGCAGGAAACCATGTATTCGGGTTTTAATGTGTCTTTTGAAGCGCTGGGACGCTCTATAACGTCGATAGCTTCGAGCCTTGGCGAAGTCCTTCTCCCTTTCCTGATGCAAGCTCTCACATGGGTTCAGGGCCTTGTGACGCAGTTCTCCGCGTGGTTTACGGGACTTTCCGAAGGAGAACAAAAGATTCTGCTCATTATAACCGCCGTCGTGGCCGCTATTGGGCCTTTGCTTATCATCCTTGGCAAGCTCTCCACAAGCGTTTCTTCGATCATTGCATTCGTTCCGAAAATCACGTCCGGGATTCAGAGTATCGGAAAGATTTTCAGTTCCTTCGTGAGTTTGATCGCCGCCCACCCGATTGTCGCCGCAATCACGGCGGTTATTGCGATCATTGCCGTTCTTTGGAACAAATGCGAGTGGTTCCGCGATCTTGTGAAGAACCTTTGGGAATGGATCAAGTCGACCTTCCAAAGCCTTGTCGATTGGCTCAAGCAAGCCTTCGAGGCGATCGCTTCCGCGCTTTCTGCTCTCTGGGAAGGCGTGAAGAGTATTGTTCAAAAAATCGTCGACGTTTTCCAATCGTGGATCGACTATATCAAATCTGTTTTTCTCGCTGCATGGACGGCGGCTATCACAGCGGTAACGGGCGTGTTCTCGAGCTTCTT